TAACTGTTATCGTGGTCCCTGATCCAGCGTCCTCGGATACTAATAATGATTTAACGACAGCTGTCTTAAAACTAGGCACCGTATATAGTGTTGTTAGATCTGTTGTCGTTAGGTCTGCTTTTTTATTTATAAAACTATTAGCCATTATTGTAAAAAGAAGTTAAATGCTTCTACCTCATCCTTTAATTCTTGTTGAAACGTTGTATTTAATTTTTCTACGATCGCATCAAGATCTCTGACCTGCGCCTCTGCTGTTGACAGATCATACTGTTCACTCGGTCTTGTTAATACTTGTACAATTTTAGCCATTAGAAACTACCCATTTCATCTGAACCACCTGGTCCTTGAGACCCAGGAGAAGGTCCTTCAAATCCACCCCCTCCGTTTCCTCCGCTTGGTGAAGAATCTCTTAATGCTCTAAACATATCTAGTCTTGTTTTGTCTCTTTGTTTAGCAGCTCCTCTTGCTGCAGCATCTTCTCTTGCTTTTTTATCTCTTCGTCTTTGAAAAAAATCTGCAAGACTAGTTGATCGTCTAAATGTATCAAGACCTGTGTCTCCTCTTAAATCAGCACCACCTCTTACTCCTGGTAAACTAAATCTATTTCCAAGAGCACCTATACCTCTGGCTAATAATCCGATGAAAGGATTACCTGTTAATAAACCAAGAGCGTTTGCTCCTATTTGTTTTGCAAAATCTATATTTAATCCTGGTTTAGCTTTTTGTGGAAACTCTTCATAATCTGGTATCATAAGTCCTGCATCATCTAAAGACAATAGTCCCTGTTTATTTAAAATTTCTCTATTTTTTCTAGCCTCTATTATAGCTTCTATATCATCTGGCTCTGGTGCGTAAGCTTTGGTAAGAAAAGAATCTGGTAATGAAATATTTTTTAGACCTACTGGATCATAATCTAAATTATATTCGTTAAATACATCTCTATTTAATATACTCATTATCGTCTACCGTCCGGTTGTATATCTAACCTAAAAGTTCCTAATTTCCAACTCTGATTAGTTGTTGTGTTTGCTATCTTTAACGCAACAGCTCTTGCTCTTGCACGTGTATCCACTTTTTTAGTAGATGATGATACGGTAAATGGTCCTAGTGCAGAACTAGCCTGACTATCATTTGGAAAATCTCTTAATTGTAGTGTCACCTGTGTGTTGCCAGTCTGTGATATAAAATCAGGTATAAATCTTCTTATCTTCATTATAAATTCACCGTCGCCTCTAAGATCAGCTGTTCCCGTTGTTTGACCAGTTATACTTCTTCTCTGACTTATATCAAAATCCCCAGAAGATATACTTGCAACAATAGCCGTAGTTGATCCGCCTTGAACCTGATCTGTTCCTGTTTCGTGTTGATAATATATTGTTCTACCTTCTGTGTTGCCTACCACATCAAAAGATGAATCGTTGCCTGCAGTGTATTCTGTTGCGTGTGGGCTACCAAATACTGCAGAGTCCTGCCACATTGTTCTAGCAAGCGTACCCACAGTCCATACTGGTCTCTGTGGTGATGAATCAAAATAATTATAACAGACCATTCTGTTAACAACACTAGATCCTGTTGTTGGATAGAACCACATAACCTCACCAAACAGATTGTTTAAACCTGCTGATACCATCTGATTACCAGATTCTAAATTTATATTATCATAAACGTGATCCTCTACTAAACATGGTAATGATTCTAATTTACCAGCATATCTAAAGAAACCATTCTCTGACATCCAATATGCAGCACCATCAACTTCAACACAAGCATTCTGTCCAACAAGTCCACAGTGTGTTCCAACCTGTGCGAATGCAAACGTAAATGGTTGACCAACAAAACGCATAGTAA